GCTCTATAGTATGATATCCAATTGATACCATCATTAGGCCAATCCGATAGTAAATAAAATCCCTTGCGCTTAAATAAAAATGTTTTGAAAGGTTGCCATTCGCCAAATGTCTTAAGTAGATAATCCATACCATTATAGAAAGGTAAACATATAGAAAGTATCCTATATAATTCCAAATGTTCTGAAATATCAAAAGGAACATCTTCTTTTTTAAACCACTTACTTCTAGTGATTATTCTAGACGTCATGAACCTCTCGGTTTGCCAAGGTCTACCAAATTTATCCCAATATCTACCAAGGAAGTAAACATCTTTGTTATGGTCACATGGATCCTTGTATTTAACCGCCATACCCATACTCATACAAATAGAGCGATGTAACTCGATAATTTGTAAAGTTGTGGATATTAAAACATCATCACCACATAAACCTAAGTTATGTAGGAGTGTTACAAAGGAAGGAAAGTGATAATCCTTAATTACATTCGTATTGTAAATATCTGATTTTCCATAGATAAAATCAGGTATTTTGTCGGGACAAGAGTGAGATATTATATCACACATATACCAAATAGTTAGGTTCCACCATGTGTCAAATAAATTCGTGATAAGTGCACCAGAAGGAATACCTCTTTTCATGAATTTTATAACCCCTTTGTGAATAAAAGGAGTATATTTCATATATAACCTAAGCAAATTAAATATACGTTCCTCAATTGGATTAAGATATAATACTTCTCTACAGATGTTAAAGAACACATCAAAGGCCCAATCTGGTATAGTCCTATCGTATTTACTGTAATCAACAGAGTACATTAAATTACCAGATACCTCTGAATAACGTCGTATCCGCTGTACCATTCTTTCGCCAATGGATTTATTTGATAAACCACTTGAATAAATGGGTGATTCTGAGTTGATGTTCTTAATTTTTACATTTTCCATAATATCGTGAAAGAACATCTCTTCCAAAGCGATAATACGGTAAGGTACACACCAAACCATTCTTATAGAAGTTGTACCGAAATTCAGAGCTTCATCTAGTTTTATCTGAAACCTATGAAAAAGTGACAGTGGCATGTCTAGTAAGTTGAATTCTTCTTTAAAAATGGGAAAAGTAACTTCACTGTAATTAAATGATTTTACATCACCAACATCATCTTTCTTATCTAAAGAGATTGAAGCGTTTAAACCAATAACATTTCTAAAACTTGGACTTTTAAACACACTCTTTAACCATTGTATTGCGTCGTCATAAGCAACTGCGTCATTCTTACGTTTATTAGTTGGCCATCCCGCATTCGTATTTTTAATTGTATTCGCAACAGAATCTTCAATACTTAGGGTCTTCGCATAACTCTCCAACCCGTCTTTAATGATTCCCAAACTTTTCGCGGCACGGACGCCTGCGGATGTTGCAGTTGTGAATCCACTTCGACTATTACGTCGATTATTCTTGCAATACGCGATCGATCCTTCAGAGTCTGAATTCTCAATAGCTGTTCGTGTCGTTTTAACAAAGCCTCTTGGTACTGAATTTTCGTTAGTACGACTAATGTAGGACCGTAAGTGAC